ACCACCTGAACTTGGCCCCATAGCACCCCCTCCACCTCCTGAGCCTCCTCCACCGCCTCCACTTTTTGGAGGATTAAATAATTTTTGAAGCATACCACCTATCATCTGCCCACCAATTCCGACTTGTTTTATAGTATGATCAAAACCTTCTCGTAATCCTCCCAGATTTGCTTGTAAGTTTTGACCTAGTGCAGAATCCTGGCCTATATTCCTATCTAAAGCACCTGTTACATTTTCTCCAAATGATGATAGAGCATCTAGATTACCCTGAGATGGAGTGAGATTCATTCCTGATATGTCAGGAACATTGACATGTGGCATATTAACTTCAGGGACATTAAAAGTAGGAGCTTTTATTACAGGTGGCTTAGGTGGTGTTAAATCGATTTTTGGACTTCCACCTCCATAACAGATCGTTTTGGATTCAGGAAATATCTCACAATCCCAAGGTCTATTGTTTTCTAATATTTGGATATATTCCATATTACCCCATCATTCTTCGTTTAAGATTTCTTGTTAGCGAACTTCCACCCATCAATTCATTTCCTTTTTTAGCCATTTTACCTCCTGGGAGGGATTGCATTGCACCTTGAGTTAATGGATCTTCTCCTGGCATCATTGCGCCCATTGGGGAATCACCAAGCATTCCGCCTAAAGGCGTTTGCCCTAATGCCTTGCCTGCTGTATCACCAAGCATTCCGCCTACTTGCTGTAATGGTTTTGCAATTTCTCCTAAAACATTTCCTATTGATCCGCCCATAATCACCCTATTGCTGAAATTGGTTTAAAAACTTCTGATTTATTACTTGGTGTTCCGTAATAATCGTATTCATAATCCTGAGAACCGTATGCATGGTCAACTCTTTTCTTATCTACACCAACTGAAGCATAACGTAAAGACATAACTGCATATCTGGTTGCAGACATAATATCATCTCGTTCTTTTACTATTTTTCCATCTTTTCTGTGATACATTCTGAGTTCTGCGAACCAATCCCCCAAGTGGTCAAATACTTTAAGCCTGCCCGACTGCATTCTCTGAAGCATATCCATAATCCCAGGCTCAACACTATTACCACCATCGGGATTATTAAAATGACTACCAAGCATATTAACCCCGAGCCTACGATAAAGCTTAGAAAGAGGTTCCCCAGATCCTTTGTCGTGTTGCATACCGTCATGAGGCCAGACACAAGGGATCTTATCCCCTCTTGTTTTAATTGCATGAGCATGTGTAACAGGAGTCTCAGCACGTACAGAGTAGACATCATACACATATGCGGTATCAGTATCACGATCCCAAGCAATCCAGATACAAGCAAACGGATGATCCCAACCAAAGTCGATAGCACAGATTTTAGGCCAGAATTTGGGAAGTGGAAATGAAGGAACCTTAATAGTGTTTTCGTCAATTGGGAATACCAGACCTGAACCAAGTAGAGGAATCCCTCTTGAACGCATCTGTCTTTCATGTGGAGGAAGGGCAGAAAGTATCTCTTCTTTGGCTTCTTCGTCAAGGTGTGGAGCATCATCCCAACTTGCATGGTAGAGTTGTTGTCCTGATTTTAAATCGTTCATGAACTGAGCAACAACATTCGTCATCCCTTTTTCGGGAGTGAATGTCATAAAAATCAAACCTCTTGTCTTCAAAGTGGCACGTAGCCCCTGCGAATAGATATCTTGAGGAGGTTCCTCGTCCAGCCAGACAATATCTACAGCCTTCCCCATCCATTGTTCTTTACCTTGTTCATAGGATTTAAACCAGAGTTTAGAGTTTCTGCCTGACTTATGCTTAACTGTAACAGCACTATAGGCATTTGGAATTCCAGGCATTCTGTCTGTATGTAGAATTCGGTCTTTAGGAATCATACCTTTACCCCAATCTTCAGGATCTCCAGGTTCTCCTAACAGTTCTGCCTGTACGATATCTCTAGTATTTGCAGTCGTATTACCAGCAACCCATGCTTTTATGGGTCTTTCAAATCGATGACCTTCCCAATCATCAGGATATTCACCTAAGAGGTGTATAGCAACTTCACAAGCACCACAGTAGGTTTTACCGACCTTATTTGCCGCCATGAGTAGGCGTTGTCTGGCAAACTTACCTGTCATGTCTCTGGCTCTATGGAATTCACTTTGATATCCATAAGGCTCATAGAAGAAGATCCTGTTAGTAGATTTCTGAGTATCTATATCAGTAAGGATTTCTACTGTACGTTCAAGAGTCATAGGAGTTTGATATGATCATTGATTCCCATCTTTCCACCAGTAAGGTTCTTGGTAGGATTGCCACCTCCTTTAGTTGGTCCTCCTCCTGTACGTAGATTAGCTTCTTGCAATGCTTTTGACATCTTTTCCCAGATTTTAGTCCATGAAGACTTGGAGTGTTTAACTCCAGATTGTTTTTCTAGTTTCTTTCTTGTAGCAGTTTCTCCTTCTTTCATTGCAGTACGCATCAGATCTCTTTCATAATTAGCTTCCGCTACTCCAGCAGGATTAGTTAAGTCTGCTTTTTTTAACATTTGCCCCTGCTTAGAAGGTGCTGTGGAAGGAGTCTGAGTTGTACTTGGATATAACTGTTCTGGAGCTTTGACTAGAGTTTTACTTACATTTTTTGGAGATTCACCTGCGGTCTTTGATGTAGTTGGTTCTCTTTGAACCTGTTGCGCTCTCATATCTTTCTTCTGCTGAAATGGAGCAGTATCTATATTCTTGGAAGGAACAGTACCCTTACCTAGATTAACTCTCGATATTTTCTGAGTTTCTTGACCTCCTTTGGTATTTCTTAGGGCAAGTCCTTTCTTATCTTTGAGATCAGGATGATTTTTAACAGATTCAGGCTCTTTTTCCAATTCTTGTAACCAGACACGGTATTGTTCGTTACCTCTGGCCTGATTTGAAGTACCTGCTTCGGTTTTAACGAAATTATCTGTTGCAACCTGCCATGCATTCTTGAATTGGCCTACTCTAGATTTAGCAGGTTTACTGAATCCTTCTCTTAGTTCACCATATACGCTTTTAGCAAAAGTCAGAGCCTGATCATAGGTACGGAACATCCCTTCTCTAGAAAGCTTGATTGCAAGCCTTTGAGCTTTAATTTGAGATGTCTTGATGGTGGGCATCAGTTGATATGCTGGCTGGAATCCTCTTCTTTAGTCTTTGAGACTGCGATTTTTGCGAATTCTTCAGTTTCAGGCTTCACTTTTCCAAGAAGAAGGTCTGCCTTGTCCTTTCCTACAAGCATCTGAAGTTCTGATTCCAGTTCAGGGATGGTTTTAGCCTCTTCTTCAATAACCATTGTGTCTTTAGGCTTAAATCCTCCACGATCCATAATATCTTTAGCGGCTTGTAGACGAACCGTGTCAGAATCACTCTCATTCATCAATTCTGTGAGTGTTCCAAAGGCGACAGGAGCCTTATCAACGAATTTTTCCAGCATACGCTTGGATATCTCTCTGGAAAGTTCTCTTTTCAGCTTCCAGGCTTGATTAACGATGGTATGAGAGTTTTTATAGCCTGCATTTACAGCAGATTGGACTGCATCTCCTGTTTCACAGTAGTTTTCTATGAATTTTAGCTGTTTTTCAGTGTTCATAATGTGTATTTCCGTATTAAACTCATTCCAGTAGGATCTTTAGCTGTTTCCATTCCAGGTATTGGCATTTTCCCCCCTCCTCCACTACCAATTTTGTGACTTCGTATTTTCTGGGTTACTTTTTTCACTTTTGATTTAATTTTCTCAAAGATACCTCGTTTTGAAATAGACTTCTTTCTAGATCTTTCAGCCTTTATTTCCTTTGCCAATGCTGTTCTTGCAATATTTCTTTGCGTTTTGACTTCCTTTGACCATTCTTCTGCGCCAATAACCTGGTTGAAAGGATTTCCTGTATTGAAAGCCTGGAAATTTTTTAATCTGAGTTTTTCGCTGTATTTACCTTTTAGAGCTAGTTCTGCCGAAGGAAACTTGGATTTCACTTTATGAATAGTATTACCAGCTTTTATTACAGGTTTGTTTTTACCGCTAATGGAAGACTCAAAAGCTTCTCTTGCTAAATTTCGTGTCTGATCGGTACTTGCAATCTGTCTACCTGTTTTTCCAGTTGCTTCTTTTAAAGATAAAGTCCTGTCTACAGATGACCCAGTAATAGGAGATATCTTTCCAGTTTGGCTTTTAGGATATTCTTTCGTGTAAACTCCAGTATGTCCTTTTACTACATCATAATTCCCCTTAGTAATAAAGTGGAGGAACTTCCTGTAAGCTTTAGCTTGTGGGCCAAGACCTTTTCTTACTGGAGCAACCTTTTTAGGTATAGGCTTCGGTTTAGGTTTGTTCTTACTGCTTCCTGGTAATCCAGCAGTCAATAAGGTTGCACCTGCCGCTTGACCTGCCCTTTTAAAGAATTGTCTTCTAGTCGTGTCAGTCATTATGACTTTGTTCGGATTATACCAGCAAAAGGATCTCTGTGTATCCCTTGCTTTATGTCCTTTGCATCTCTATAGGCTCTGTGAACGTGTTTTTTTATATTAAATAGACCTGTACCAAGCCAAGGGCTTGCTCTCTTATACACACGTTCTAATTTGGATTCACTCTTATGAAAATAAGGTTCATTTACATAATCCTTCTTGTATGGAATAGTCCTGACCTTATCTTTCTTGGTTTTCATTAATTTCTTCTTTACAGAATGTCTGTAAATCTTATCTTCTAAGGGAGTCATTGCTTTTATTGCCTTAATGTGTCTTGGATTTACGCCAGTGGCTTGCACCATAACTTAGATACTTCCTCTTTAACCAGCCTAAACCTGCACCTGCTCTAGCAGATACAGTAGTCTTTCTGGGCTTACCTTCAAGTAAATCCTGTTTCCCTTGCGTTCTAAAGGTTCCTTGTATTGGCTTTTTACGATTTGCCTCTTTAATCGATTTTGTATTGTCCTTATCTATTCGACGATACAGTTGGTTATCTCTAAATTCGCTTAAACCCTTATTTAAACTAACTCTATCTTTAACCTTATCTGTTGCAGACTTCCGTAACATCGGATTCCTTGTTACCTCTGCACCTATAACGCCTGTTCTTGAAGGAGAATCAACATTATGTGTACTTACGTACTTATAATGCTTTTGTGTTAAATATTTGACATGAGAACTTCTAGAACCACCTGTACTCCTATCAAAAATCGTTAAAGGATTCCTTACCTTTGCAGATTCAGGCTTATTGGAACTTATTATTGAAGGAATCCTCACTTTCTCTAGTGGATATATGTATTTCTTACTTTGAAATTCAGGCTTCATCTTCGTGCTTTTAAGCGTATCATCCGCTTTCTCTAAAAGCTTCTTCATCTCTTTAGGAGATTGTCCAGGCTTCCTACTATCAAAAGTCCCTAATCTGCGTACTACCTTTGGAGGATTGTTGCGCCTATTCCAATATCTACCTGTACCTGGATCATTCTTCTTATCACTCATGCTATCTCCTATTACTAGCTATCACCTATTACTACTTAAATCTACCCAAAATAGACTGATGGAAGGTCTATAGCATAGACCAACGCTACTTTTGTACCCCCCTACCCCTTACGAATGTTTTTACTTACACAAGGGAGGGCTATCAATTCAAGCCAAGGTAATTGTAAATAGGTATCAAGTCAAGTAGGTAGGTAGCTACAACGTGCTTCATGTATATAAATCTTAACAGGCATGTTAACTGATGCTTACCTATAAGTGAGAAACGTAGGAGAGTAGTACGAGTCATTAAGATCAAGAGTGCTTGGTAGTTAGTATAGAGAGGTAGTTAAGGACACAGTCAAGCTAATTCGATAAGAGGTTGATATATATAGTAATATCCAGCAACTGATACTTAGTATTTGAGCAGACTTTTATAGTTGAGATGTAGTTGAGTACAGTCAGGCAAGTTCTTGCCATCACAAGATATGTGCCAATCGTTGTACATGTTAATTACAGATAGTTAGGTTTATAAGACATGTAGTTCATAGGATCTTCCTTGCAACTCATGTCACAATCTTTGATGTCATGTCACTTGCAATCAAACACCTGTGCTTCTTAGTCGGCAAACAACAATCAAACACTCAACAAGGTCCAAACCCTTCAGGTAAAATGAAAGGGTTTGTCCTCTTGTCTATAATAGGCATCGGAGAAACTCTGTGCTTCTTGTAGTTCATACAGGTGTATGGGCTATGTGAGAGAAGTACGTAATGTAAAGCCTCTATCCAAAGGAACAAGATGGCTAATTTAATTAATAAAATGTTAAAAGCAGAACTCGTTAAGTATATCGTTGATGCCACTGTTGGCACTGAACAAGAAGAATTCGCTTGTGATCTTACGGCAATGCTGAAGAAGGAGTTGGTTGTGAAAGCGGAACGCATTTACGCTGACACTTTACAGCATGAAGAAACTCTTGGTGAAGAAGATCTTGGTGATGATCGTCATTCTGCTCTTGAAGAACCTGTTCTGAATGCTGAGTCTGCACAGTATTTCCATATGCATTTTCAGGCTAACTTCCAGAAGAAGCTCAACGATGGCACACAGACTCCACAGGATTGGGGATGTGCAGTTACGTTCAGGAAATTGGATGATGGCAAATGGGTTTGTCAGAAGTCCAGTACTCGGAATCTACAATGGATGACCAAGCCAAAGGTCGTTTATGCAGGTAAATACGAGAAAGGCGTTGAGAGAGAAGTTGTCTCTGTAACTGAACGTGACATCAAGGTGCTGAAGTATTGGCTGACATCAGGTCGTTACGGTAAAACAATGTCTCAGTATTTCAGTAATGATGAGCTTCCTAATTACGATGCATGTGAGATTGGCAAGCCGATCTACAAGGATGTTCGGGAAG